CCGCAGCAGCAAGACCAAGGCGCGCAGGCACATCGAGAGGCTGTGCCAGCTGGGTAAGGTCAGGAGCTGCGGGAGTCTACAGCAGCCCAAGTTTTGGGTGGAGTGACGCCGCGTTGACTCCGAAAATATTTCTCTGATATTTGGTTGGTCAGACGGGGCATCGTGTGACAATACAGAAAAGAGCCTTTGGGGGCTCTGCTCTCATCCCCTGAGCCGGGAAACACGATGCCCCGTGGAGAGCGTGCCCCCAAGGGCTTTTTGCTTTTCCAGCCGGTACTGTTCGCCCGCTGACCAAGCAGCGCACCATGTCACGGTGGCCAACAAGAAAAGTGATGGCGCTTCACTAGCAACCCCGGCGCCGCAGCGTTGCACAGCGACTGCGAAAACGAGCAACACAAACCGACCATCAGCGGCTGGCCCACGTCAAAGGGCGCTCGACAATTGAATGTGACCGTCATGCGTGCGCTGGGCCTCTAGTGGCCGGGCGAGGGACTCCAGAAGACCACAGGTCGGGAGTCTCGGGGTTGTCCTATGCCCAAACGTTGACTCCGACGCAAACCCCGTTGCAATTGGCAGATAGTCAATTCAACGGGGTTTTCTCATGGCATCAAGCCCGCGCAGGAGTGCGGCAGCAGTACAGCATCTCGACACACCACCAAAGCGCACTTGGGATCAAGGCGAGTTCTTGGCTGCGAAGTATTTGCTGACCGAGCAGGAATTTGTTTCCGCAGTCGATGCAAGCCAATGGGAGCACTACGTATACGGGCTTTGCCTAGATAACGGAGCTGTCTTTTATGTCGGTAAGGGTATTGGGCGCAGAGCCACCGACCACGCAAAGATCGCCATGCAAGGTGATCTGTCGGAAAAGTCGCAATACATCCGCCACATCGGCCCCCGACTGCGCTACACGCTTTTCTTGCAATGCTCTGATGACGTCTTTGCCAAAGGGTACGAGGCGTACCTGATTCGCGGGCACCACGATGTCCTGTGCAATCTGGCCATCCCATCTGTGCAAGTCTTCGAGCGGATGTTTGAGCCAATCGACCCGCTGCAAAAGGCCCTAGATGACTTGGCGCGGGTTGAGGCCTATGTAAAACAAGCGGACAAGGAGTGCAGGCGTTATCTGCTTTCCATTATTGCGAGCTGCCCAGCCATCCTGGAGTCCATCCCCGATGAGGATCTAGCGTGGGCCACAGGTTTGGAGAATGGTGCAGTGGCGCGCTTGGAGATTGTCGCCAGGCTGGAAGAGGTGGAATATGGCAGCCACTAAAAAGGTTGACTACGCTCGCATTGAGGCTGGATGGCGAGCCGGAATACTCAGCCCGCGCCAGCTGGCCGCAAAGTACACCGAGGAAACGGGCGATCCGGTTTCGCATGCCGCCATCATCAATCACTTCAAGAAGGCCGGGATTGACCGGGACCTAGCAGCAAAGATCCGCGCCAAGGCGGATGCCATGGTTACGCAGGCCATGGTTACGGGAAAGGTTACGCCGGAGCCTCTTGTCCCGGAGCGTCAGGTCATTGAAGACAACGCCACTCAAATTGCCTCCGTGCGCATTGGGCATCGCAAGGACATTGCACGCGCTAGAAGTGTTGCCACCAGCCTGCTTGCGGAGCTGGAGTTGCAGACTGGGCCTGATGCTGCCGCCATGTTGGCCGACTTGGGTGAGTTGATGCGCAGCCCTGACGACAAGGGGCAAGACAAGTTGGCTGAGATTTACCAAAAAGTCATCAGCCTTCCTGGCCGCGTCAAGACGATGAAAGACATGGGCGACTCCATGCGAGTGCTTATCGGCCTGGAGCGTGAAGCCTATGGCATCGATGGCGATGACGACAAGAGCCAGTCGGGCACGCAGCGCAAGCGTGTGATCCTCGACTTTGTGGATGTGGTTGCAAAGTGACCGCAGAAGCCTTCATCGACATTCGCGCCGAGTTCCCGGCCAAGCTGCGCCCGCTATTCCAACCGCGCCGCTACAAGGTGATGCACGGCGGCCGAGGTGGTGGCAAGTCATGGGCAGTAGCCCGTGCGCTGCTGCTGATGGCCGCTGACCGCCCGCTACGCATTCTGTGCGCGCGTGAGGTGCAGAAGTCCATGCGCGATTCGGTGCACCGGCTGCTCAAAGATCAAGTGGTTTCGCTGAACCTGACTGACGAGTTTGAGATTCTGGACAACGAGATCCGGGGCGCGAACGGCTCGCTGTTCTTGTTCACCGGCCTGCAGGCGCACACAGTGGATTCCATCAAGTCGTTTGAGGGCTGCGACATTGTGTGGGTGGAGGAAGCCCACGGCGTGAGCAAAAAGAGTTGGGACACGCTGATACCAACCATCCGCAAGCCTGAATCAGAGATTTGGCTGACGCTGAACCCGGACATGGACACGGATGAGACGTGGCAGCGGTTCATTGCCACCCCAAGCCCTGACACCTGGACTTGTGAAATCAACTGGCGCGACAACCCCTGGTTTCCTGCGGTGCTGGAGCAGGAGCGTGTGAAGGCGCAGGCGCTGGACCCGGTGAGCTACGACCACATTTGGGAGGGCAAGCCCCGCCGCGTGGCCGAAGGGGCTATTTATCGCCATGAGATTGACCAGCTTTACACCGACAAGCGCGTGAGGCTGGTTCCCTATGACCCTGAGTTGCCGGTGCACAGCATTTGGGATTTGGGCTGGAACGATGCGATGACCATCATCCTGGCGCAGCGTGGGCCGCGCGAGGTGCGGGTGATTGGCTACATCGAGGACAGCAACCGCACGCTGGATTGGTATGTGGGCCAACTGGAGAAGCACCCGTACCGGTGGGGCACAGATTTTTTGCCGCACGACGGGCGGACCCGAAACTTCCAGACTGGCAAAAGTACCGAGGAACTGCTGAAAGACATGGGCCGCACGGTGCATGTGCTGCCGCAGACCAGCATTGAGGAAGGCATCAAGGCTGCGCGCCTGCTGTTCCCCAAGTGCTATTTCGACCAAGAAAAGACGCTGCGCCTGGTGGAGTGCCTGAAACGCTACCGCCGCGACATCAACCAAAAAACGAATGAGCCGGGCGCCCCGCTGCACGACGAGTACAGCCACGGGGCCGACGCCTTCCGCTACCTGGGTCAAGCCGTGGATCTGATGACCAGCACGGTGAGCGATTCAGTGGCCGCATTCAAAAACCGAAAACGCAGCTGGAGATAGCCGTGAACATTTCCCCCGTACTCAGCCCATCCGGCGAGCCCATGTTTTCCGTGGGCGGCAACCAGGCCTACAAGACCGCCGTCAAGCACGGCTATGTCGTCAGCCTGGAGTGGATTCGCCTGGGCAAGCACATCCGTGCTGCGATGTGCATCTGGCCTGCTAGCAATGTGTTCGTGACCGGCGAAGGGCAGGGTATCTGGACGATCACCCGCAACTGCATCACGGAATTCGTGGGCTTCAACAAAGACGACAAGTGCACGGGCGGGCCATCGGAGCACTGTTTCCGTGAGGCGCGCGAGGCTTTGCCGCTGCTGGGCAAGGATGTGAACGACAAAGCCGCGCTGCATGAGCTGGTGGACGTGGTGGTGACGTTTGCGCCCGAGCTGGTGCTGATGCCAGCGACACCAAAGCACATCAAACAAGCCCTGGACACCCCCGCGATGTGGGAGGTGACAGCCACCAACAAGGGCACCGGGAAGGTGCTGCATGAGGCCGAAGTATGAAATCCAATCTCGACACCAGCCCTGCCGCCGTGCAGGAGCGACACGATAAGCGACGAGCGTGGTTCTTGGCGGAGGCTGCGCGCCAGTCTGCTAACCGGGCCATGATGGCCAAATGCGAGCAGTTTTACGACGGCAACCAGTACGAGTTCGAGGATGCCGAAGAACTGCGCGACCGTGGCCAGCCGGTGGTGGTCTATAACGAGGTCAAACCCACGATTGACTGGCTGATTGGCACCGAGCGCAAGACGCGCGTGGATTTCCTGGTGGTGGCTGACGACGAAGGCGAGGAGGCGGACAACGATGCCAGCCTGAAGACCAAGCTGCTGAAGTACCTGGACGAGACAAACCGGGCCAGCTTTGAGCGCAGCTACGCGGCCGAGGACGCTTTCAAGGCGGGCATTGGCTGGATTGAGGTGGGCCTGCGCGGTGATAAGAACGGTGCGCCGGTCTATATCGGCGCGGAGTCGTGGCGCAACATCTTGTGGGACTCGATGGCCACCAAGCGGGATCTGTCTGATGCCCGCTACCTGTTCCGCATCAAGGTGGTGGATCTGGATGTGGCTATCGCGCTGTTCCCGGACAAAAAGGACAAGCTGGAGGCCTGCGCACAGAACGGCGACGATGCCGAGATTTTGCGCAACTGGTTGGGCACGGGGCTGATTGCTGGGCTGGATGCGTTCAGCAGTCAGGATGACAAGCTGGACTACCTGACGGCCAAGCCGGTGGACATGTTCAACACCCGCGAGCGCGTGCTGCTGCTGGAATGCTGGAGCCGTGAGCCTTTTCACAACAAGGAGCCGGGGCCTTACGGGATTGCCGACCCAATGACGTGGCGCATCATGTGCTCCATCATGACCGAGAAGGACACGCTGATCGAGTCGTGGTCCCCGTTCAAGCATGACAGGTTCCCATTCATCCCGTACTGGGCCTACCGCAACAAGCGTACCGGGCTGCCGTACAGCCCAATCTGCCAGCTGATGGGGCCGCAGGAAGCGCTGAACCATCGCATGAGCCGCAGTTTGTACGAGGCCAGCGCGAATCAGCTGCTGATGGAAGAAGACGCCTTCAATGCCGAGGTGATGGACATTGACGAGATCCGGCGTGAGCTGGATGACCCGCATGGCACGGCGGTGTTTGCCCGTGGTGCACTGGCAGGTGGCAAGGTGCGCGACCGGGACAACAACGCCAGCGCGCAATTCCAGCTGAACCTGGCGCAGTACGACCTGAACTCCATCCGGCAGATGTCTGGCGTGACCGGGGAAAACCGTGGCCTGGACACCAATGCCACCAGTGGCCGCGCCGTGCTGGCAAAGCAGGAGCAGGGCAGTCTTATCACAATGGAGCTTTTCGACAACCTGCTATTTGCCCGGCAGATGGAAGGCGAGATGGCCTTGAGCCTGTCGGAGCAGTTCATTACCCAGCCCATGACGGTGCGCACCAGCGGCGACAACGGGCGCAATGAGTACACGCGCATCAACGACCCGCAGCCAGATGGCACCTACCTGAACGACATCACCCAGCGCCAGGCGCACTTCACGGTGGGTGAGCAGGCGTGGAAGCAGTCGTTTGCCGAAGCAGCTTTTGAGCAGCTGATGCAGGTGATGACACAGCTGGCCAGCGCAGCGCCGCAGATTGTGGTGAACCTGCTGGACGTGATTTTCGAGATGCACCCGAACCTGCCGCGCAAGCAGGCGATCTTGAAGCGCATCCGATCGGTGAATGGCCAGGCTGATGAATCCGGGAAGATGACGCCAGAGCAGCAGGCCGAGATGCAGCAAAAGCAGCAGATGGCGCAGGCGCAGTTTGAAGCGCAGATGGCGCAGCTGCAAGCGCAGATCCGCGAAGCACAGGCCAAGGGCGAGAAGCTGGAAGCCGATGCGATGGCCAAGCGCCTGGAGGGCTTGTACCTGTCGGCCCAGGCTGCGCAGGTGCTGGCTATGGCGCCGCAGATCACGCCCGTGGCCGACGAATTGCTCAAGTCGGTGGGTTTCAAGGACATGAACGGGCAGGGAGTGATTGACCCGGCCGCCATGCCAGCAATGCAGCCACCAGCCGCGCAGCCAGCACCCATGCAAGAGCCCATCCCTGAAATGCAGCAGATGGACGGCGGCATGGTGGGCAGCCAGACGCCCATGGCTGATGGCGTAGAGCAGAACCTGATTGAGCAACCACTACCACCACAGCAATGACATTGACCCAAATTTCAGCAGGCGACACCGTGCGCCACAAGAGCGGCGGCCAGCAAATGACCGTCACCAGCTTTGCCGGGGCACAAGCCATGTGCTGCTGGCCAAGTGAGGCGGGCGAGCAGTCTGGCCTTTATGAGCTGGACGAGCTGGACCTGGTAGCCCAGGCCGACGACTTCCCATTGGGACAAGCCTGCGACCTGTTGGGCGACGGCACTTGTGAAGCCTGCCAATGACCTGCGTAATTTCACCAACCCCACCCATGAACACCGAGGTTTACATGAGCACTACCGACGAATCCATCGAGCAAGAGATCCAGGCCAAGGGCCTGACAGCGCCGCGCGTGACGCCTGCGGACATTGAGGCGAACATCGCCAGCGAGCACTATTTCACGGCCCGAGACGGCAGGCTGGGTGCGCTGACAAACGAGGCGTACGTGGGCAGGGAGCGTCCCGTGGAGGGCAATGCCGATCTTGCGCCTTTGGGCCTTCTCACCTTCTGCGTGCTGGTCCTGCGCAACGGCTTCACCGTGACCGGCGAGAGCGCCTGCGCCAGCCCTGAGAACTTCGACGCCGAGGTGGGCCGCAAGATTGCCCGCCAGAACGCTGTGAGCCGCATCTGGCCCCTGATGGGCTACGAGCTGCGCAGCCAGCTGGCCAACAAATAACCAACCACCAACCTCGCAGGAGTGAGAACCATGAGCACACCCGAAGACCTCAAAGCACTGGAAGCCATTGCCGCAGCGGAAGCAGCAGGCCAAGACCCGTTTGGCGATGACGAGCCGCTGACCGTGGAGGATGCAGCAGAAGAAGTAGCGCCCGAGGCGGAGGCTGCAGCAGAACCCGAGGCAGAGCAGGTGGCCGCCGATGCTACGACTGCCGATGCAGAGCGGGCCGAAGCTGACCCGGCGCCCGCAGCAGCCAGCACCGAAGCAGCCGAGCTGCCTACATACAAAGCCGAGGTGCCCCAGGACTACAAAGCCCAGCGTGCAGAGCTGATGAAGGCCAAGGCCGATGCCATGAAACAACTCATGGACGGCGAGATTGATGCTGAAGCCTACGCGGCAGAGGACGCCCGTGTGTCTGAGGCACTGGAAGACCTGGCCGCCGCGCGCATCCGTGCAGAGACTTTGCAAGAAGCCAATGCGCAGTCTCAGCAGGCGTACCAAGCCCGCGCCATTCAGCGCCTGATTGCGAATGCCAAGGCAGAGGTGGACTATGCGGCGGATGCCACGGCGCAAAAGCAGTTTGATACATCGCTGCAGGTGCTGGCAGCCCAGCCTGACAACGCTGGCAAGGACTTCGCAGACTTGATCGAGGACGCGCACAAGATGGTGAAGGCTATGCGCGGCATTGCACCGCAGGCAAAGCCAGTGGCGGAGCGCAAACCCGCAGGCGACGCACCAGTCACGCTGCGCGGGGTTCCGTCAGCATCCACGCCAAACACGGGCGGGGTGATCGAGCAGATTGCGCGGCTGAAGGGGCCAGCCTACGAGGCCGCTTACGCCAAGTTGACGCCAGCACAGCAGGCAGCTTTGCTGGGCGAGTGATGGCCCAAAACAAGCCGGGTCTTGTCGTTGAAATCCGCGAGGGCGAATCCGTTTGCCTGCGCGGAATCAATGGCGTTGACTCCGAAAAAATTGTGCTAATACTCGAATCCAAAGATGGACGCAAGGCCCGCGTGCGTATTCAGGCAAGCCCTTCCGTGAGGGTGGGCAAGCCAGAGAGCAGGCGGCGAACTGAGCCAGCTTTGTAAGGCCCTGGCATTTCCGCTAGGGGTTTTTCGGCGCGCAGGAGTGCGTCACTGTGCTGGACAAGGAGTAACACATGAGCCGCACGACAATTTTGCCGAATGACCCGAACAAGCGTAAAGCCTGGGCAGCGGCAGTAGCCAACGACGCTGCGCAGGAGCAGTATTTCGCCCGACTGGTGGGCGAAGAAGGTTCCCGCTCTGCCGTCATCAAGAAGACCGAGCTGGAAAAGGGCGCAGGCGACGAGGTGACCACCGCACTGGTGGCCAAGCTGCGCGGCGCCCCCATCACCGAAGGCCAGAAGCTCGCTGGCCAAGAATTCAAGCTGCAGCACGCTGCACACACGATGCGCATCAACGAGTTCCGCCACGGCGTGAACGTGGGTGCACGCATCGAGCAGTCGCGTGTGGGCTACAACCTGAAGAAGCAGGGCCGCGAGAAGCTGACCGAGTACATCAAGGAGCTGTACGAGCAGGTGATCGTGACCGCCGCATCCGGCGCCCGTGGTGTGGGCGATGAAATCAGCCACTTCGGCACGGACTACGCAGGCTACCCCAACGCCCTGCGCGCGCCTGATACCGCTCACTTGTTTGTGGGCACAGATGGCTCCAAGACCAAGGCAACGCTGGCCACCACGGACAAGATGACCCTTGCCACGGTAAACAAATTGCGTACCAAGGCCAAGAAGATGCTGGGCGGCAAGGACAAGCCCGTGAAGATGACTGCTGTTCGCAAGGGCGGCAAAGATTGCTTCATTCTGGCTGTGCTGCCGGAAGTGATGCAGGACATCCGCGACGACGTGGGCGCCCAAGGTTGGTTTGAAGCCCAGAAGGCTCTGACCGCTGCTGTGGGCAAGGAATCGGAAATCTTCAAGGGCGGCGCCGGCATGTTCAACGGCGTGCTGATTGACGAAATGGAAGTGGGCGTGAAGTTCAACGACTACGGCGCTGGCTCTGTAGCCGCTGCCCGTTCGCTGTTCATGGGCGCCAACGCTGTCTCCATCGCTCACGGCACGAAGGGCATGGCCGATGGTATGTCGGTGAGCCTGGATGAAGACATGGACGACCGCAAGCACGATCACATCTTGTTCTTCGAGATGATTTTCGGCGCTGACAAGTCCCAGTTCGACGGTCTGGACTACGGGCAGATCACTGTGGACACGGCCTACACCGCCGCTGTCTAACGCAACCCATCACCTGAAGGAATACCAACATGGCCCTCAAACAATCCAAGCAGGTGCTGGCGGGTCTGCCAGCCCCAACCGCCTCCGAGGCAAGCTGCCCTGTCGTAGTGACCGGTGAGTATGTGACCGTGACCGGCGATGCCATCAATGACATCGTGGAGTTCGGCGCGATTCCCCAAAACTGCGTGCCTGTGGATCTGATCGTGGACAACGGCGCATTGGGCGCTTCGGCCACGCTGGACGCTGGCGTCATCAGCGGCACCTACGGCAAGGCCGACAATGCACGCACCATGGGCGCCGAGTTCTTCGCTGCCTCTGCTGCCGCTACCGCTGGCGTGATTCGCCGCTCCAAGAACGTGAACGCCATCGCATCCGACGCTTCCGAGCGTGGCTGGGGCATCAAGTTCCTGGGCGCTAACCCCGCTGCCGGTCAGACGATCCGCGCTACGCTGATCTGCCGACCTGTGACTGTGGGCATCGCCTGATGGCCCGCCCGCGCAAAGCTGCTGAGCCTGCGCAGGCGCTGTCCGCAGCCGACCGGGAGAACCCCGAGAAGCTGTCGGGCAGTGACCTGCGTGCGCTGGCCCACCGTCGCGGGCTGGCCCGATCAGAAGTCGAGCGCATGGATGACGACAAGATCCGCATCCAGCTGCGCTATTTGACGCACCGCCAGTACGACGATGAAGTGGCTTGACTTCAGCCCCTATGTGCTGCCCTATGTGATCGGGTGCCCAGACCCGACGCTGGAGATGCACGCGCGTCTTGCCGCCATCGAGTTCTTCCGGCGCACGCTGTCGTGGCGTGAGGTGTTGGACGCCATCCCCGCCGAGGGCTCTGAGCTTGTCGAGCTTGAGGCTCCGATGCAGACCCAGATCATCAAGGTCAAGTCTGTGAGCGTGGATGGGCGTGATTTCCCATTGGTGGAAACGACACACGGCTCGGAACTGTCGCGCACTGACGCGGGGCGTGAGTTTGCTTTCACGCGGGACAACCGCACGCTGGTGATCTACCCCATACAGGCCATTGGTACGCCCGTGGTGGTTGAGGCTGCTTTGGCTCCATCCATCACTTCCAGCACGCTGCCCGATGCACTGGCGCAGCACCACATGCAGGACATTGCCCACGGCGCCATCGCTTCCCTCAAGCGCTTTTCTGGCCAGCCGTTCACAGACCCAAATGGGGCGCAGGAGCAGCAGGCGCTTTTCGAGCGCCGCATTTCTGCCGTTGCAGCCAAGCACAGCCGCGGTGTGATGGCCGCAAAGTTGCGCAGCCGAGCGACGTTCCTCTGACGTTGACTCCGAAAAATTAGGCGGGATTCTTGCACTCATTGCCAGGAGTGCTAGATGCCAATCACCGCCCAATCCATCATTCGCCGCTGCGTTGAAACGCTGCAGGACAACACCTCCATCCGCTGGCCTGTCAGCGAGCTGGTGCGCTACCTCAACGACGCGCAGCGCGAGATCATCCTGTACCGCCCCGATGCGGCCGTGACCAATGCCTCTGCCCCACTGGTGGCTGGCTCGCGACAGAACCTCCCTGTGGGCGGAACCAAGCTGGTCGAAGTGGTGCGCAACAGCGCCGGCACCAAACGCGCCGTGCGCATGGTCAATCGGGAAATTCTGGACGCTCAGTTGCCTGGCTGGCACGCCCAGACCGGTGTCACTGAAATCCTGCACTACATGTACGACCCGCGCGAACCACGCGTGTTCTACGTTTACCCGCCCGCCGCGGCCACGGGGGCGGCTGTCGATCTGATCTATGCCTCCATGCCCGCCGACATTGCGGAACCGTCCGAGGGTGCGCTCTATACCTCGGTGACAGGAAACCTTGGTGTGCCGGACATCTACGCCAACGCTGTGCAGGACTACGTGATGTACCGGGCCTACACCAAAGACAGTGAGTACGCGGGCAACGCCGCCCGTGCACAGGCCCATTACGGAGCCTTTGCCAACGCACTGGGCGTGGAAGTCAAGGCCACGGTGGCCGTGGCACCTAACCCAACCGGCAACCCCAACCGCACGGCCATGGTGCAGGGGTAAACCGTGGCCGCAGCACAGTACGACTTCACCATCGAGCAGGGCACGACGACGGTCAAGCCGTTTGTCTGGAAGTCCAGCGACGGCACGCCCGTCGATCTGTCGGGCTATACCGCGCGGATGCAGGTTCGCCGCAGCGTCTCCGCTGCCGAAGTGCTGCTCGAAGCCTCCACGTCCAACAACCGCATCCAGCTGGACCCGCTGGCCGGGCGCTACACGCTCGTGCTGCCAGCCGACGTGACCGCCGCCATCAACTGGAGCCGCGGCCGGTACGACATTGAGCTGGAGTCTCCCGATGGTGATGTGACGCGCCTGCTGCAGGGTGAGATCACCATATCCAGGGAGGTCACCCGTGACTGATCTCGTTGTCATCCAGGAGCCGGGTGGGGCGGTCGTCCTCCAGGAGGTTGCCCAGGCTTTCGTGGTCGAGGTGGTCCAGCCAGGTCCGCCTGGCCCGCGCGGTCCGCAGGGTGTTCAGGGTTTGCCTGGCCATCAGGGGCCTGTCGGACCACAGGGCGAGACTGGGCCTGCCGGTGCGACGGGTCCGCAAGGTCCGGCTGGTCCACAAGGTCCACAAGGTCCAGCATGGCCGTCTGAGGGTGTGCAGCAGGCATCCGAGCAGGCCAGAGATGCAGCACAGGCGGCAAGCGCTGCTGCATCAGCCTCTGCCCTGGTGGCGCAAGACGCCGAAGATGGCGCCCTGTCTGCTGAGACGGCCGCCCAGGCATCGGCAGCCGCAGCGCAGGCCAGCGAGGAGGCAGCAGCCACCAGCCAGGCCAGTGCAGCGAGCAGCGCCACCACCGCCACCGGTGCAGCCAGCACGGCCACCACGGCCGCCGCGGCAGCTCAAGCCGCACGCGATGCCGCACAGTCGTCGGCCAGCACGGCCACCACGCAAGCAACAGCCGCCAGCCAGAGCGCCCAGGCCGCTGATGCCAGCGCCGACGCAGCCGCCGCATCTGAGGCCGCAGCAGCCGCCAGCGCAAGCACCGCGCAGGACCAGGCCACCGCCGCCGCAGGATCTGCCAACACCGCCCAGGCGCAAGCCGCTGACGCCCAGCAGGCCAAGACCGAAGCGCAGGCCGCCGCCAGCACCGCGCAGGCAGCAGCAGGGCAGGCGGATGACTCGGCAGGCATTGCCACCGGTCAAGCCAGCCTGGCCGCGCAGCATGCCACCACTGCAGGCACCCACGCCACCACGGCTACCAGCGCGGCGCAGACGGCCACCCAAGCTGCTGATGAAGCCGAGGCCGCGCGCGATGCAGCACAGGCAGCGTCCACCACGGCCACCGCCCAAGCCACCGTCGCCAGTCAAAGCGCCCAGGCCGCAGACTCCAGCGCTGCTGCAGCCGCTCTCAGCGAAGCTGCTGCGGCGGGCAGCGAGAGCGCCGCGCAAGGCCATGCCACCGCCGCCGCCACGCAAGCCGCCGCCGCCGCCGCATCGGCATCCTCTGCCGCTCAATCGGCCTTGGATGCTGCGGACGCATCTCGTTTGACCATCGGCACAGTCAACACGGGAAACGCTGGGTCAGCAGCATCGGCACAGATCATTGGAGATCCTGGCGCCCAGGTTTTGAACCTTGTGATCCCAAAAGGCGACACAGGTCAGCAGGGTCCGCAAGGTATTCAAGGTCCGGCAGGCCCGCAGGGGCCCAAAGGTGACACGGGAGACGCCGGACCAGCTGGCCCCATGGGCCCTGCTGGCCCGCAAGGCATCCAGGGCGAGACTGGGCCTGCCGGTGCGACGGGTCCGCAAGGCCCGGCTGGCCCTCAAGGGCCTCAGGGTGTGGCCGGTGCCGACGGAAGCGATGGTGCATCGGCCTACGAAGTAGCCGTGGCGCAGGGCTTTGTGGGCACCCAGGCCCAGTGGCTGGCCTCGCTGGTGGGCCCGCAGGGCGAAACCGGCGCAACCGGGCTCCAAGGGCCAAAAGGCGACAAGGGTGACAAGGGTGACACCGGTCCCGCTGGCCCCCAAGGCCCGCAGGGGCCGCAGGGTGAGCAAGGCCCTCAAGGCATTCAAGGCGAGACGGGCGCGACCGGACCTCAAGGTCCGCAAGGTGAGACAGGCCCTGCTGGACCGCAGGGACCGCAAGGGGAACAAGGCCCGCCCGGATCGGACGCCACCGTCACATCAGCCAACATCATCGCCGCCCTCGGGTACACACCGGCAGATGAGGCTGTGCTGGGTGATATCCAATCCGCGCTGGACGCTATCAACGGGGTTTGACGCATGACAATCGCAGACAGTCTGACGCTGCTCAACAGCACCAAGACAGCAATCCGAGAGGCCATCGAAGACAAAGGCGTCACGGTCGGCTCGATCCCGTTTGCAGACTACCCGGACAAGATCGCGGAGATTTCTGGTGGTGGCGGTTCGACGCCGCTGGAATGGTCGCAGGCATATTACGACGCGGTTTATGCCGCTGGACCGGGTTCGTGGTCGCGTCCTGAGTGGCGCACGTTGCCCAGCATGACCGACACCGATCAGAAGTTCATCGGCTTGCATGCCGTGTATCCCGAGGATGGAAACTTCTGCGCCTTGACTGCTGCGGGTGCCTACACCGTGGACTGGGGCGATGGCACAACCACGGATCACGCAACCGGCACGCAGGCCAACAAGCTGTTCGATTACAACAGCGCCGCGCTGGCGGGCACTGACGCGCCTGTGACGTTCACCGCTGCGACCAGCACCGTGAACCGCACGGCACACGGATTCACCAACGGCAAGACGGTCACGTTTTGGAACATTGCAGGCACCACCGGCGTGGTGAATGGTCAGGTTTATTTCGTCATCAACGCCACTGCTGACACATTCCAGGTGTCGGCCACCGCGGGCGGTTCAGCACTTACGCTGACCAACGACGGTACGGCATCGCTGACGCGATACAAGCAGGCGGTTGTTGTGGTGACTCCGCAGGCTGGGCAAAGCCTGACTGCACTGAGTTTGAACGTCAAACATTCGCAGGCTGGTACGCAGCTTTATTCGGCTGGTTGGCTGGACATTCTGGTCGGAAGCCCGAACTTTTCAACAACGGGCTTTGACATTGGCATGGCAAGCACGCTTGAAACGGTACGTAAAAATTCAATTGAGCGCGTGCGGGTGCTGAATCTTGGGGCAACGAACACGCTTGAAAGCAGATTTAGAAACCTGAGAGAGCTGGCGGTAGTTGAACTACCCAGCACCGCAGCCGTGACGAACATGGGCAACATGTTTAACGGCTGCGGCAGCCTGCAGACTGTGCCACTGTTCAACACGCAGGCAGTGACGAGCATGAACAACATGTTTAACGGCTGCTACAGCCTGCAGACTGTGCCACTGTTCAACACGCAGGCAGTGACGAACATGGGCAACATGTTTAACGGCTGCGGCAGCCTGCAGACCGTTCCGCTGTTCAACACGCAGGCAGTGACGAACATGGTCAACATGTTCGGCGGCTGCAGCAGCCTGCAAACAGTTCCGCTGTTCAACACGCAGGCAGTGACGAGCATGAACAACATGTTACAAGTCTGCAGCAGCCTGCAGACCGTTCCGCTGTTCAACACGCAGGCAGTGACGAACATGGGCAGCATGTTCGGCGGCTGCTACAGCCTGCAGACTGTGCCACTGTTCAACACGCAGGC